CCCCCCCGACGACGAAGCTGAAGAAGGCCTGGACGCCCGCTCCCTCGTTCGACCCGCTGAAGATCGAGGTCAAGACGGACCGACCCATCCCGCCGAAGGTGCGCGGGCCGGGCGCCGTCTCGCCCTACAAGGTGCTGCTCGAGCGCATGCAGCCCGGCCAGTCCGTCGATCTGCCCAAGGCCGCTGCCAAGACGCTGATGGGCGTGGCCAAGAAGGCGGGCGTCAAGATCGAATGCCGCCAGCTGGACGACGCGACGACCGGCGTCTGGCGGCTGTGATCGCCGGAGCTGCGTGATGCGCCATCCCCTTGCCAACGACACCGAACGCGAGGCGCGCCTGCGCATCGCCTGCGCGCTGCTCGCGCCGCCGCCAGCCAGGGGCAGCAGCGTGCGAGATCCTCTGGCGCCGGGCATGGCACTCGCGACGATCCGCGACCTGTCGGACGACGACCGCGCCAAGCTGAGCGGCTACATCGACTGGGTTCTCGACTACGAGGCAGGCGGTGGATGAGGCCGCCTTCTTCGACAACATCAAGGGGACGCGCCACGTGAATGCCCCGGGCGAATTGCCGCCTCCCGACGACCGCCTCGACGAGGAGGTCGCCCGACTTCGTCCGCCCCCCCAGTCACGCGAGGCCGAACAGAGCCTGCTCGGGTGCCTCCTGATGGACGCCTCCGCGCTCGCCAGGGTCTCCGACATCCTGGCCACCACCGACTTCTTCCCGCGCTCGCACAAGCTGGTCTACGACGCCATCTGCACGCTGGCCGGGGAGGGCGCGCCCGTGGACGTCGTCTCGACATTCGAGCGCCTGCAGCGTGACGGCCACACTGAAGACACCGGCGGCCTGGCCTACCTCAACCAGCTCGTGCAGGCTGTGCCGAGCCTCTCGAGCGTGCGGCGCTACGCCGAGATCATCGTCGAGCGCGCGACGCTGCGACAGATCATCTCCCAGGCCGACGAGGCCGCCACGCGCGCCTTCAAGTGCGAGCCCGCGGCCGACATCCTGGCCGACACGAAGGCGCGCACGTCCAAGCTCCTCGAGGAGCGCAAGCTCGGGCGCGGCGGCATCCCGCTGCTCACGCTGGCCGAGCTGCGCGACCAGGCGCGCAACGTCTCCTGGCTCGTCAAGAACGTCATCCCGGGCGACTCGATCGGCATGGTGTTCGGCGCCTCCCAGACCTTCAAGTCGTTCGTCGCCCTCGACGCCGCGCTGCACGTCGCCCACGGCCTACCGTGGCTCGGCCGGCGCACGAAGCAGGGGCCCGTCATCTATGTGGCCGCCGAGGGCGGAACAGGCCTGTGGAAGCGCATCCATGCTTGGCACCGCTCGCGCAAGATCCCGTACACCAGCACACCGATGACGGTCGTCCCGGTTGCCATGGATCTGACGCAAGACGCCTGGAAGATCGTCGAGGCGGCCCAGGCCAAGGGCGTCACGCCCGCGCTCGTGGTCATCGACACGCTGAGCCAGACCTACGCCGGCGAAGAGAACTCGGCCAACGAGGTCGCTGCCTACTTCCGCGAGCTCGGCGCGCGCATCCGCGCCCTGTGGCACTGCGCGGTGATGATCATCCACCACTCGGGCCACGCGGCAACAGAGCGCCCGCGGGGCTCGACCGCCATGATGGCCAACGTCGACTGGATGTTCGGCGTGCACCGCGACGAGAAGGAGATGCTGGCCACCCTCAGCTGCACCAAGCAAAAGGACACCGAGCCGTTCGCCGACGCTTCCTTCAGCCTGACCAGCCTGACCGTGCACGTCGACGAAGACGGTGACGAGATCCGCAGCCTGGTCGCGCGCCACCTGACCAACGTCGACGAGCTGCAGGAGGCCATGGAGCGCGAGTCCAAGGCCGGCCGCGGCGGCCACAACCACCTCCTCATGAGCCTGCTGCAGAACGGCATCCCCGAGTCCGACCTGCGCCAGCTTTTCTACCGCGAGTGCGGCATTGACAACGCCGACAGCCGCAAGAAGGCCTGGCAGCGCGCCAGCGGCTGGGCCAAGCAGCGCGGCTTCTATGAGGTCGCCAGCGGCTTCGTCGTCACCCTGAAACCCGATGGACAGCAATCATGAACCGGGACAGAAATCACATTCAACGGGACAAATCAACGGGACAAATGGCCCGGGACAAACGGGACAGGCTCGCGCGCGCGCAGTCCCCCAAGGGGGACTTGTCCCGTTGTCCCGGCCGGGACACAACGACACGTGACGGGACAGAAACCGGGACACTTCTTCGAACGGAGATTGTCTTGGTCGGGATCGCTTCGCGTCCCGCCCGTGGAGGCACTGGAGCATGATCCTCCTGACCTTGCCCTACCCGGTCTCGGCCAACATCTACTGGCGCAGCTTCGTCCCGCCAGGCGGCAAGCGCGCCATCACGCACGTCAGCAACGAGGCCAAGTCCTATCGCCGCCAGGTCGAACAGGCCTGCGCGCTGGCTGGCATCCGCCAGCCGCTGACCGGCCGCATCGCGATGGCCGTGCGCCTGTTCCCGACCAGGCCGCAGGACTGGGCCCGCCGCGCGCGCAAGCACGGTGCGAGCTGGGACGACGACGTGCGCTGCATCGACCTGGACAACGCCAACAAGGTTCTGCTCGACGCCCTCAAGGGCATCGCCTTCGAGGACGACCGTTGGGTGCGCAGGCTGCAGTCCGAGCGCATGGAGCCGGACGCCAACGGCGCCCGCGTCATCGTGGCGATCGAGCAGCTGGTGCTGCCCGTCGTCCAGGCCTCGCTCCTCGAGGAGGCAGCTTGAACGCGCGCACCGTCAGCCTCATCCATCGCGAGCCGCCCATTCGCTGGCCCGACATCATCTGCGCCCTGCAGTACGACGCTGGCCTGAGCCTGCGCCAGATTGGCAACGGCATCGGCGTCTCGCACAACACCGTTGACGCCTGGCGATCGCGCGGCTCCTGTCCCAACTACGAGGACGGGAGAGCACTTCTTGCGCTTCTGGAGGCCATGCGGCCGCACCTGAGAGAGCCGCTCCGCATCGCCTGACGCAGCTTTATTGCGGGGCTGTCTGAAATTGCAGACCAATGCGTCTGGAATCACGAACACACTCCCGCGCCATGGCCGTGTCTCGGCCGCATTCCCGACAAATTCGGAGCGACCATGGCCAAAGTCTCGAAGTCCCCCACCATCACCCACTCCAAGGGCTCGTCGATGAAGCAGGGCACCGCCGTCGGAAGCGGTAGCCGCCCGACGCCGTCGAAGGTGAAGATCGCCACCTCGGCGCCGTCCGACCCGAAGGGCCTGGGACGCAAGACCGCCGGCGCGCTGAAGTAGGCCCGCCGTCGTGCTGACTCCCGCACCGTTCCCGAAGACGCGCGTCGCGTGCCTCGTGCACCTGGCGTGCGCGGGATGGTGCGGGCACGTCAGCTTCGGGAGGGCGTGATGCCCACCGCCAAGGCCTCGCCTCTCGCCAACGCCAACGCCGCGAAGAAGGCCCGAGCCGCGCGCGCCTCGAAGCTGACCGAGGCGCTGGCCGCCGCCGACGGCGCCACGCCCAAGGACGTGATGCTGCGCACGATGCGCGACCTGGTCGCCGACGCCGACAAGGCGAAGTCGCCGGCCACGCGCCGGCGCCTGATGCGCGCGGCCTCCGACGTGGCCAAGGACTGCGCGCCCTACGTGCACCCGAAGCTGCAGTCGATCATCCACGAGGGTGGCGACAAGCCCATCCAGATCACCGAGGTGCGCCGTGTCATCGTGCGCCCTTGAGATCCCCACCGCCGCGGTCTTCGAGCCGCTGCTCACGCACAGCCGCTACAAGGGCGCGCGCGGCGGCCGAGGCTCGGGCAAGAGCCACTTCTACGCCGGCCTGGTCGTCGAGGAGCACCTGGCCGAGCGCGGCACGCTCAGCGTCTGCATCCGTGAGGTGCAACAGTCGCTCAAGCAGTCGGCCAAGCGCCTGATCGAGAACAAGCTCAAGGAGCACAGCCTCGGCCAGGCGCAGGGCTTCCGCGTCTACGACTCGGTGATCGCCACGCCAGGCGACGGCCTCATCGCCTTCCACGGCATGCAGGACCACACCGCCGAGTCGATCAAGTCGCTCGAGGGCTTCAAGAACGCCTGGGTCGAGGAAGCGCAGACCATCTCCGACCACTCGCTCACGCTGCTGCGCCCGACCATCCGAGCGCCAGGATCGTCGCTGTGGTTCTCGTGGAACCGGCGCCGGCGCAGCGACGCGGTGGAGAAGCTCTTCGCTCCCGAGACCGACGAGGGCAAGCACGTCGTCGTCGCCAACTGGGACTCCAACCCCTGGTTCCCCGCCGAGCTCGAGCAGGAGCGCCTGCGCGACTTGAAGCACAACCCCGAGCAGTACGCCCACATCTGGGACGGCGACTTCGCCCGCGTGGGCTCGGGCGCCTACTTCGCCAAGGTGCTGACCGAGTGCAAGACCGACGGCCGCATCACGCGCCTGTCGCGCGACCCGCTGCTGCCCGTTCGCGCCATCTGGGACATCGGCGGCACCGGCGCGCGAGCGGACGCGTGCGCCATCTGGATCGAGCAGTGGGTAGGCAAGGAGATCCTCGTCCTCGACTACTACGAGGCCGTGGGCCAGCCGCTAGCCGCCCACGTCAACTGGCTGCGCTCGCGCGGCTACGCGGGCTGCCTGTGCATCCTGCCGCACGACGGAGCGCAGCAGGACAAGGTCTTCGACGCGTCCTACGAGGGCGCGCTCAAGGCCGCCGAGTTCGACGTCAAGGTGGTGCCGAACCAGGGCGCCGGCGCGGCCAAGCAGCGCATCGAGGCCGTGCGCCGGGTCTTCCCGCGCATCTGGTTCAACGAGGCCACCACCGAGGCCGGGCGCGAGGCGCTGGGCCACTACCACGAGAAGCTCGACCCCACGCGCCAGATCGGCCTGGGCCCCGAGCACGACTGGGCCAGCCACGGCGCCGACGCCTTCGGTCTGGGCTGCGTCTGCTACGAGGCGCCGCGCGGCCGCGCCAAGGCGGCCGAGGAGCGCCAGGTCATCACGGTGGGCGGCGACGCCAACCCCAACCTCGGGTGGATGGCTGCATGAACGACTTGCTCACCCAGGAGGCGATCACCGGCGAGCTGGTGCGCCTGACCGACACGGTCAACCTGCCGTCGAAGACGCTCATCGCGCGCGTCGACGAGAACGGCTCGACGTTCCGCATCGCGTTCGAGTGCAACGACGTCGCGGTGGGCCTGGATTTCCCGGCCTTCTACCTGACGCAGGAGCTGCAGGTCTTCAGCGAGGTCGTGTGCGCGCCGCTGGCCACCTTCTGGCGCGATCAGCAGCCTGACGCGATGGCGGAGGCCGCATGACCGGCCGCCTCACCGAGTACCGCTACTGGTCGCCCACCGTCGGCGCCGACGTCGTGCGCCTGTCGGCATTCAACGAGCGCGGCCACGAGTTCTGGATGCTGCTGCCCGACGTGGGCGGCGCGCGCTACCGCCACAAGCGCCAGGAGGCCGCCGAGGCCATCGACACCGCCATTCGCATGGGCCTGGCGCCCGGAGAGGTTCGGATCCAATGACCGCGTACGTTCTCGCCAAGACCCTGGCCTCCGACGCCACCATCGCCGCAGCACTGGCCAACAGCCACTCGCAGGCGGTCAACCCGAGCGCCGGCCAGGCGCCGACCAATCCGCAGACGCAGACCTTCGAGGTCGTCGCCACCACGACCAGCGGCAACGTCACGGCCACGGTGCAGGTCTACGCCTCCAACGACGGCGTGAACTGGGTGGCCTACGGATCGCCCATCACCATCGCGTCGGGCGCCTCGCCGCAGATCGGATCCGGCACGGGCGCGTCGCCGTGGCAGTGGTACACCGCGCTCGTGTCGGCCCTGACCGGCACCGGCGCGCAGTGCACCGTGACGATGGGGGTCTGAGCACGTGGCCCAAGACCCGCTCCAGCCCAAGGACGACGGCCGCGTGAAGCTGCCGCGGGTGGACGCGGCCATGAACAAGATGCCCCCGTCCGGAAAGAGGGGCGGCAAGGGCTCCAAGGACGACGGCCTGCCGCTGGGTGAGACCAAGTCCAACGCCGAAAAGCAGGAGCTGCTCGCGCGCATGCGCAAGCGCTTCGACCGCTGCGTCCAGGCCGAGAGCGAGAACCGCAAGGCCGCGCTGGACGACCTGAAGTTCAAGGCCGGCGAGCAGTGGCCATCGGACACGGCCGCCATGCGCCAGGCCGACCGCCGGCCCATGCTCACGGTCAACAAGATCCCGACGTTCGTCAACCAGGTCACCAACGACCAGCGCCAGAACCGTCCGCAGATCAACGTCTCGCCGGTGGGAGAGAAGGGCGACCGTGAGGCCGCCAAGATGTACCGCGGCTGGATCCGCGCCATCGAGCGCGACTCGGTAGCCGACATTGCCTACGACACCGCTTTCGACGGCGCCGTGTCCAACGGGTTCGGCTACTGCCGCATCCTGAGCGCCTACGAGGACAAGGACAGCTTCGACCAGGTGCTGCGCATCAAGCGCATCCGCAACCCCTTCACGGTCTACCTCGACCCCGACCGCCTCGAGCCTGATGGCGCCGACTCCAAGTTCGGCTTCGTCGCCGAGATGATGCCGCGCGACGAGTTCAAGGGCCGCTGGCCCGACGCCGACCAGATGCCCTGGACGCAAGCGGGCATCGGCGAGGACATGAAGAACTTCGCCGACAAGGACAACATCCGCGTCGTCGAGTACTACGAGATCAAGACCGACTACCGCGATCTGGTAGCCCTGGACAACGGGCACATCGGCTTCGAGGACGAGCTGCACGCCGACGTCGCGGCGGCGATCGCGGCCGGCAAGGTTAAGGTCATCAAGCGCCGCACCGCCGAAGTTCCCAAGCAGACCTGGTATCTGGCCACGGCCGTCGACGTGCTCGAGGCAAAGCCCTGGCCGGGCAGCTTCGTTCCCATCGCGCAGTGCATCGGCAACGAGATCGACATCCAAGGCAAGGTGCGCTTGTCTGGCGTCATTCGCAACGCGAAGGACCCGCAGCGCATGTACAACTACTGGTCTACGGCCGAGACCGAGATGATCGCGCTGGCGCCCAAGGCCCCCTTCATCATGGAGGAAGGCCAGGTCGAGGGCCACGAGGCCAGCTGGAAGCAGGCCAACACCAAGAGCTACCCGTACCTGCTGTACAAGGGCGTCAACCTCAACGGCAAGCCCGCGCCGCCGCCCCAGCGCCAGATCTTCGCCGGCGTGCCCCAGGGCATCGTGCAGGCCAAGCAGGGCGCCGCGCAGGACATGATGGCCACCACCGGCATCCGCTTCGACGCCACGATGGGCGAGCGCATGACCGACGAGAGCGGGCGCGCCATCCGCGAGCTGCGCCGATCCGGCGACCTCGGCTCGTTCCACTACGTCGACAACCTCTCGCGCATGCTGCGCCACATCGGCGCGATGCTGATCGACCTGGCGCCGCACTACCTGGACTCGCCTCGCTACGTGACCGTGCTGCGCGAGGACGACACCGAGGAGGTGGTGCGCATCGACCCGAACGCCGACAAGGCCTACACGGAGACCAAGGGCCAGGACGGCAAGACGCTCAAGGTCTTCAACCCGAAGATCGGCAAGTTCGGTGTCACGGTCACCATCGGGCCGAGCTTCGCCACGAAGCGCATCGAGGCTGCGGAGTCGATGATGGCGTTTGCCAAGGCGCTGCCCAACACCGCGCAGCTCATCGCCGACCTGATCGCCAAGGCGCAGGACTGGCCGGGCGCCGACGAGATGGCGCGCCGCCTGGCCAAGGCCGTGCCAGCGCAGTACCTGACGCCGGACCAGAAGGACGTGCCGCCGCAGGTGCAGGCGCTCCTGCAGGCCCTCGACCAACAGGTCAAGCAGCTGTCGGCCGAGCGCCAGCAGCTGATGGCCGCGCTCAACGACCGCTCCGCCGACCGCCAGGTTGCGCAGGACAAGGTCAACAAGGACTTCGAGGCCAAGCTGTTGCAGATCCTGCAGAAGGCCGACGACTCGATGAATGCACACGTCGGAAAGCTGGTCGACCAGCTCATGACGGTGCAGCAGCACCAAGCCGCCGCCGCGGCCGCACCGGACGCCTCCGGGTCTCAACCGTCCCAGACGGGCCAAGGAAAGAAGAATGCCTGACGCACTCGCCATCACGATGGCCGACAACATCGGCAAGCAGGGCCCCGCGCTCTCGGCCACCTCCGACATCCCGGTGCTGTCGCTGGCACCGGCTCCCGCTGCTGCCGAACCCGCAGCCGCCCCCACGCCGCCCGCAGCCGCCCCCGCGGATGCTGCAGCCGCTGCACCGCCGCCCGCCGTCGGCGAAGGCGAGGGCACTGGCGAGGAGAGCAAGGACACCACGCCGCCGTGGATGAAGGCCGAGATCACCAAGGAGCGCAACCGCCGGCGCGACGCGGAGCTGAAGGTCGCTGACGCCGAGCGCCGCGCGGCCGAGGCCACCGCGCGCCTGGACGAGGCCCTCAAGCTGGCCGCCAAGCCGCCGGTCACGACCGATCCGGCCGGAACCACCGACCTGCGTCCCGCACGCGAGAGCTTCGACGACCCGCAGGCCTACGACGAGGCGCTCATCGAATGGTCGTCGCGCCGCGCCGCGGCCGCCACCGCCGCCGAGACGAAGAAGGCCGCCGAGGAGGCCGCGGCCGCCGGCGCCGAGGAAGCGCGAAAGGTAGCCGAGCAGGCCCAGGTCGAGGTCATGCGCACCACCTGGGAGACCAACCGAGCCAAGGCTCTCGAGCAGCTGCCCGACTACGCCGAAGTGGCCGAGAACCCCGCGGTGCAGATCTCCATGGCCATGGCCAGCGTCATCACGACCAGGCCGGACGGTCCGCAGATCGCCTACCACCTGGGCAAGAACCCCGAGCTCGCGGCCAAGATCGCCGCGCTCACGCCGCCTCAGGCCGTCTTCGAGCTGGGCCTGATCGCCGCCGAGCTCAAGCTGTCCAAGGCGCCGCAGCTGTCCAACGCACCCGAACCCGTTCGTCCGCTCGGCTCGCGCGCCGCGGCTGTCTCCAAGGGCCCCGAAGAGGAGTCCATGGAGGAATACGCCGCGCGCCGAACCGCGCAGCTCCGCGCACGCCACTGAGCGTGCGCACACCGCCTCCCCGCCGCGGATTCCCGCGGGGCGTACCGAGCGATCTCGGGCTGATCTACCGGCGTCAGCCGGGCTGGAAGGAACCCCATGAACCGCAACCACTGAGGCTGCCCGTGAAGGGCGGCCAGGAGTCCCACGATGTCCTCGCAGACCCTTCTCACTCCGACCATCATCAGCAAGGAATCGCTGGTGATCCTGGAGAACAACCTCGTCGCTGCCGGCAAGGTCAACCGCCAGTTCGAGAACCAGTTCGTCAAGATCGGTTCCTCGCTGACGATCCGCAAGCCCAACAAGTTCAAGGTGTCCAGCGGCCCGGCCCTGCAGGTGCAGGACGTGGCCGAGCCGAGCACCTCGATCACCATCAGCAACCAGAAGCACGTCGACTTCCAGTTCACGTCGCAGGACCTGACGCTGACGGTCGAGGAGTTCTCGGAGCGCTACCTCAAGCCCGCGATGGCGGAGCTGGCCAACCAGATCGACTACGACGTCCTGGCCCAGTTCCAGAACATCAACAACGAGGTCGGCACGCCGGGCACGGTGCCCAACTCGTTCGCCGCGCTCGCCGCGGTGGGCCAGCGCATGGACGAAGGCGCGGTGCCGCAGGACGGCCGCGTGCTGATCCTGAACCCGGCCGCGTACTGGTCGATGGCCACGGCCCTGTCGGTGCTGTACGTGAAGTCGGTGGCCGAGCCCGCGCTCAAGGGCTTCCTGGCCTCGATCGCGAACTTCGAGATCTACATGGACCAGAACGTCCAGAACCAGACCGTCGGCGCCTACGCGGGCTCCGGCACGGTCAACGGTGCTGGCCAGACGGGTTCGTCGCTGGTCACGCAGGGCTGGACGGGCTCGATCAACGGCCTGCTCAACGTGGGCGACGTGTTCACCATCGCCGGCGTGTTCGCGATCAACCCGCGCTCGCGCCAGTCCACCGGCTCGCTGCAGAACTTCTCGGTGACCGCGACGGCCAACAGCTCGGGCGGCGCCGCGACGCTGCAGATCTACCCGGCCATCACCACGTCGGGCCCGTACCAGACCGTGAGCGGCTCGCCAGCCAACGGCGCGGCCATCACGGTCAAGGGCACGGCCTCGACCGGCTACGCGCAGAACCTTGGCTTCGTGCGCGACGCCATCGGCCTGGTGACGGTGCCGATGGAGTTGCCCGGCGGCGTCGACTTCGCCGCGCGCGAGACCTACAAGAACATCAGCCTGCGCGTGATCCGGGCGTACGACATCAACAACGACGTCTTCCCCTGTCGGATCGACGTGTTGTACGGCGTCGCGACGTACTACCCGGAGCTGGGCTGCCGCCTGACCAACTGACCGCCCGAGAGGCACGACCGTGAAGCAACCCGCCAGCCGCAAACAGCCCCTGTACCAGGTCTTCGTCGAGAACGAGGAGGGCAACCTCCTGCCGGTCTCGCCCGCCATGCTGAAAGAGGCATGCGAGCAGTTCGAGGACGCGATCAGGACGCAGATCGCGGCTGGCAAAGAGCGCGTGTGGAGCAACCCGCACACCGCGCTCGTCATGAACCTCCACTGAAGGAATCGACACCATGGCTACCACTTCCGCCGCTCCCCGCCAGCTCTCGGACGGCAACACCCAAGGCACCGTTCTGGGCGGCACCACCAATGCCGCCGGCGCGGCCGAGAAGATCGCGTTCTTCGGCCAGACGCCGGCTGTCCAACCGGTCGCCGCGGTCAACGTCCACACCGTGGCCGCCGGCGCGACGACGACCATCTTCGTCAACACGACGTTCGACGGCTCGATCGGATCGACGGCCTACACGCTCGGCGACATCGTCGCTGCCCTCAAGACGCTGGGCCTGATCGCGTCTTGATCCACCAGGCGCGGGGCTTTGCGCCCTGCGCCTGCTCACCACTCCGAAGGAGAGATCGCATGGGACTCAAGGAACTCTGGGACAAGCTGGTCGAGAAGGCCAGCGAAGAGGAGAGGGCTGTTGCCAGCTTCTTCGAAGCACACATCGCCAAGCTGCACGACGAGCTGGGCGAGGAGTACGCGCCCAAGGAATACCCCAAGTGGGTCGACGGCAAGGTCTTCAACGACGCCGAGGAAGAAGCCGCGCTGCGGGCCAGCCGCGAGCCGGCGCCTGCACCGGTCGCCGAGACGCCCACGGCCCCGCCCGCGCCGGTGATCGATCCGCCGGCGGCGCCGGCTGCCGCCGGAACGCCCGAGGCTCCGGGAGAAGCGTCGTGAAGTTCGAGCGCTACCCCATGGTGATGCGTCACCCGGCCGAGGCGCCCGCCATCGTCTCGCAGTGGAACGAGCAGCTGCAGCGCCACGTGCCCGAGCACGGCCAGGCTGCCAAGTTCCAGCCCGTGACGGTCAACGACGCTGACCAGGAGGCCTACCACGCCGCCCAGGGCTACGTCGGCTCCGGCGACCCGCAGTCGTTCGAAAGCGCGGTGAGCAACCCTTTGCCGGGCAACTACCAGTTCCAGGAGTACCCCAAGTGGGTGGGCCAGGTGCTGGTGCACTCGAAGGCCGAGGAGGACGCGCTGGGTGGCACGCCGGAGGCGCTGGACGCATCCACGGCAACCGCGGCCCCGCCGAAGAGGCAGGCGCCGGCCAAGCGCTCGTACCGCGAGCGGACGGGCGCGGCTGCGCCTGCCAGTACTGCCGACGCCGGCGCGCCCGCCTGAAAGGCTGACCCGTGACCACAGCGCTCGACATCATCACCGACGCCCTCAGCGAGGCGCGCGTCTACGCGCCTGGCGAGACCGTGGGCGCGGCTGATGCGGCGCTGTGCCTGCGGCTGCTGAATCGCATGGTCGACTCGTTCAGCAACGAGAACCTGACCTGCTACGCCAACCTCGAGCAGTCGGGGCTGCTGCAGCCCGGCGTGGCCTCGTACACGCTGGGCGCGGGCGGCGTCTTCAACCTGCCGCGCCCGATCAAGGTCACCGACGGACCGGGCGCGGCCTACCTGCAGGACACGCAGGGCAACAACTTCACCGTCGACGTGGTCACCCAGGACATCTGGAACCAGATCGGCAACCGCACGACGACGTCCCAGATCCCCGACACCCTTTTCGTGGATCCGCAGTACCCGCTGGCCATCGTCAACGTCTTTCCGGTGCCGTCGATCGCCTACACGCTGTTCTGGGACAGCCAGTTGCCGCTGCAGAGCTTTCCCACACTGACGACGGTGCTGACGCTGCCGCCCGGCTACGAGGACATGCTGGTGCACAACCTGTGCATCCGCCTGAAGCCGCACTTCAAGGGCGCGCAGATCGACCCTGTGATCATCGAGCTCGCCAACCAGACGCGCGCCGCGGTCAAGCGCACGAACATCCGGCCCGTCGAGGCTGCCTACGACGGCGAGATCGTCTCCAAGGCCTCCGGCACCTACAACATCTATCGCGACGGCCGGGGGAGCAGCACGTGAAGACTCCCTTCCTCGGCGGCGCCTACCTGTCGCGCTCGGCCAATCTGGCCAACCAGCGCTGCATCAACCTCTACCCCGAGCTGGTCGAGACCAAGGACGGCAAGGCCGTCGGCGGCTTCTACAGTACGCCGGGCGAGACCCTGCTGGCCACGATCGGCACCGGCCCGCATCGCGGCTCGCGCGCGCGCCCGGGCGGCCTGCTGTACGTGGTCAGCGGCAGCGGCCTATACAGCGTCGTGGCGTCGACGTGGACGTCCACTCTGCTGGGCACCCTGGGCACAGCCAGCGGCCCGGTCTGCATCATCGACAACGGCACGCAGATCGCCGTCTTCGACGGCGTCGCGGGCTACTGCTGGACGGGCAGCGCCTTCGTCGCGATCAGACTGCCGGCCACCGGCCCGGTCTCGGCCAACTACCAGGACGGCTTTGGCCTGGTCAACCAACTTGGCACGCAGACCTGGTGGCAGTCCAACTACAAGGATCTGACCACCTGGAGCGCACTGAACTTCGGCAGCGCCGACGCCAAGCCGGACTGGGTGATCGCCATCGGCGACAAGAACCGCGAGGTGTGGCTGCTCGGCCAGGAGTACACCGAGGTCTGGGTCAACGCCGGCGCCTCGGGCTTCGCCTTCCAGCGCCTGCAGGGCGTCTTCATCCAGGCCGGTTGCTGCGCGACCTTCTCGGTGGCCAACATCGACGAGTCGCTGATCTGGCTGGGCTCCAACGAGTACGGCCAGGGCGTGGTGCTGCTCAGCGAGGGCTACCGCGTCAAGCGCGTGTCCACGCACGCCATCGAGTACGCGATCAAGGGCTATGTCGCGGCCGGCCTGGCGATCAACGACGCCATCGGCTACGTCTACCAGGACGCGGGCCACACCTTCTACGTGCTCACGTTCCCGAGCGCCAACGTCACCTGGACGTGGGACATGGTCACGGGCCTGTGGCACCAGCGCGCGGCATTCGTCAACGGCGCGTGGAACCGGCACGACGGCAACAGCTACGCCTTCTACGCCGGCCGCCACGTCATCGGCGACTGGCAGAGCGGCAACCTGTACGCGCTCGACCTCGAGGTCTACACGGATAGCGGCCGCCCGCGGAAGTGGCTGCGCGCCTGGCGCGCGCTGCCGCCCAACAAGGCCTCCACCGAGCCGGTCACCTTCGACTCGCTGCAGCTTGACCTCGAGACGGGCATGACGGTGCCGGCCGGCACGAACCCGCAGATCGCGCTGCGCTGGTCGGACGACGGCGGCAACACCTGGAGCAACGAGCACCTGCAGGCCTGGGGCGCCACCGGCGCCACCGCCAACCGAGTGAAGTGGCGGCGACTGGGCCAGACGCGCGAGTCCACGGGGTTGGACCGCACTTTCGAGATTTCGAGCAGCGATCCGGTGCGAGCAGCACTGATCGGTGCCGACATGGAGGCCCAATGAGCCTGACCGTCACCGCCAAGAACACGATGCTCAACGCCCTGAGCATCGACACCTGCTCGTTGCACACGGCCTTCCCCGGACTCACCGGTGCGAACGAGGTTTCCGGCGGCGCGCCGGCGTACGCGCGCAAGGCAGTCGCCTTCGCGGCCGCCGCCGGCGGCTCGCGCGCGCTGAGCGCCGCGGTCACCTTCGACGTGCCGGCCACCACGGTGCGCTGGTTCGGCTTCTGGTCATCGGGCGTGTTCGTAGGCTACGCGGCCAACGGCGGCGCGCAGCTGCTGTACGTGGTCGACACGGTCAGCAACAACATCCGATCGCCTGCGCACGGCCAGGCCAACGGGCAGAAGATCGTCTTCTTCAACGGCACGGTGCCGGCGCCGTTGACGGAGGGGCAGGTGTACTTCGTCGTCAGCGCCGCCACCGACACCTTCCAGGTCTCGGCGACGTTGGGAGGCGCGGCGATCGTTCTCACCGGCCAGCCCAGCAACTCGGCGCTGGCCACGATCGTCGAAGACGTCTACGCCGCGCAGGGCTCGCACACGCTCAGCGCCGACAGCTACGGGCTGATCTTCTGATGGCCACCGAGACCGCCACCATCAACATCGGCTTCACGCAGGCCGGTACGGCCAAGAAGGCCGGCACGGCTACGGCGTCGCTGCAGTCGGGTGCCACCGAGGCGGCCAACAACTACGCGGGCGGATCGGGCCTGATCAGCTCCAGCGTGGCCAAGACCAAGCTACCGCAGGCGCAGCTGCCGCTGGGGCGCGTGCAGCCGGACGGCACGGTAGTGATGGACCCGACCTGGTACAGGTTCCTCGACTACATCGCCAACGTGCAGCTGGGCGGCGTGACGGGCCCGACGATGGGCGACTTGTCGGCCACGGTGGACTCCACCCGCTCGTCGGCCATCAACGCGCAGAACGCGGTCTCGGTGGTCGCGCAGACCGTGAACGCGAATGCCGCGTCGCTCGCGGCGACCGTGCAGGTCTCGCAGACGGCCGCGCTGCCCGGCGCCACGCAGATCCCGAAGGTGACATACACGAACAGGGGCGTGCAGCCATGACCGAGCAAGACACGACCATGCGCCGAGTCGCCTGGGACACCTACTTCGCGTCGGTGGTCAGCATGAGCCTGCACCCGGGCACTACGCGAGATGCCGCGGTACCGCGCACGACCGCGCAGTGCGCCGCGATCGCCGACGCGATGCTGGCCGAGCGCGACCGCCGTGTCGAGGAGGGCCTGCTGTGAGCGAGCGCATCAAGCTGATCAGCTCTGGCGCGCCAGTGGCGGCCGTCCACTGGGCCCTGCTCGAGCACCCGGAGCTATGGGACCAGAACACCGCGCGCACGGCCGATCCGACCTCGCCGCACCACGGGCTGTCGGACATCTGGGCGCGCTACGCCGCCCCGGGCGTCGACGGTCAGCAACCGCACGAGTCGGTCTGGTACCCGTGCGCCGACGTGCTGCCCGTTCGGGAGCTGGTCGAGCCGCTGGTGCGGGCCGTTGGCGGCCTGGAGCTGGGCGGCGTTCTGATCACGCGCATCCCACCTGGCGGCGTCTGCCGGCCGCACACCGACCCGGGCTGGCACGCGCGGCACTACGAGAAGTTCGCGGTGCAGATCGCCAGCGCTCCGGGCCAGGCCTTCCATTTTGACGACGGCCACCTGGTGACCAAGCCGGGCGACGTCTTCTGGTTCGACAACTCGCACACCCACTGGGTGACCAACGGTTCCAAGTACGAGCGGATCACGCTGATCGCGTGCATCCGCCCGCAACGAAAGGTGGCCTGATATGCCATGGGCAGCAGCAGCAGCA